ACGACTTGCGCGGTTTGACGGGCCTGCTCAAGTGGTCAGGGCCGTAAAAGAGGAATTCGGCATCGAAGTGACCCGGCAGAGGGTGCATTTCTATGACCCGACATCGCGAAACGGACGCGCGCTGAACGAAGATCTGAAGGCGCTGTTCTTCGAAACCCGCGAGAAGGCCAAACAGGACCTTGATGGCGTCGGTTCCTATCACAAGGCCATCCGGCTCCGGCGGCTTGACGAGATGATCGGCAAGGCGATCGACATAGGCAACGTGGCGCTCGCGGCTCAGTTGCTCGAGCAAGCAGCCAAGGAATCCGGCGGCGCCTACACGAACAAACACCAGCATGAGCTCACCGGCAAGGATGGCAAAGACCTGCCGGCCCAGCCGGCCGCGCAGGTGACAATCTTCGCTCTGCCTGACAATGGGCGAGGGTAGCGCGGACGTCCGGCAGACGTTCAACGTTCACATCGGACCGCAACCTGGGCCGCAAACGCAATTCCTGAGTTCGCCGGCTGATATCGCCATCTACGGCGGGTCGGCCGGCGGCGGCAAAACGTTCGCGGAACTGCTTGAGCCGCTTCGCCATGTCGGCAACAAGGACTTCGGTGCCGTCATCTTCCGGCGCACCACGCCGCAGATCACGAACGAAGGCGCGCTTTGGGATGAGAGCCTAAAGCTCTACCCGCTGCTCGGCGCCAAGCCCAACCAGGGCGACCTCTATTGGACCTTCCAGTCCGGCGCGACGGTTTCGTTCAAGCACCTTGAGCACGAAAAGACCGTGCTCAATTGGCAGGGATCGCAGATCCCGCTGATTTGCTTCGATGAGCTGACGCATTTCACCCAGAAGCAATTCTGGTACATGGTCAGCCGCAATCGCTCGATGTGCGGCGTGCGGCCTTACATTCGGGCGACCTGCAATCCGGATGCGGACAGCTGGGTCGCCGAGCTCATCGCTTGGTGGATCAACCAGGACACGGGCTATCCGATTCCGGAACGTGCCGGCGTGCTGCGCTGGTTTGTCCGCATCGGCGATTCGATCATTTGGGCCGACCGGCCTGAGGATCTGGCGAAGTACACGGCGCCGAATGAGAACGGCGAGCCCGTTCCGATCCCGCCGAAGTCGCTGACGTTTATCCCGGCGAAGCTTTCGGACAACAAGGCCTTGATGGCCGCGGATCCGGGCTATCTGGCCAATCTGATGGCGCTGCCGCTGGTCGAGCGCGAGCGTCTCCTTGGCGGCAACTGGAAAATCCGTGCTGCGGCGGGTCTGCTGTTTCGGCGCGGTTGGTGCACCGTCGTAGATGCGATCCCGGAAGGTACGCACTTTGTTCGCGGCTGGGACTTGGCGGCAACGCCGAAGACCGAAAGCAATGACCCGGATTGGACCGTGGGCACAAAGATCGGCCGTATGCCGGACGGTCGCTTTATCGTCGCGCATTCGGTGCGTATCCGCGGCACGCCCTCGGAAGTCGAGAGGCTGCTGAAGAGCACCGCGTCGCAGGACGGCGTCGCGTGCGTGATCGCGCTGCCTCAGGACCCGGCGCAAGCGGGCAAGGCTCAGGCGGCGCATCTGCTCAAGCATCTGGCCGGCTATCGCGCGCGCTTTGCGCCGGCATCAGGCGATAAGGTGACCCGCTTCGGCGCGTTCTCCGCCCAGGCCGAAGGCGGCAACGTGGTGGTACTGCGCGGGAAGTGGAACGAAGACTGGTTCACGGCGCTGGAAGGCTTCCCGCCGGACAAGAACGGACATGACGACGATGCCGACTCGACGAGTGAGGCATTTAACGAACTTCTAGGTAAACGGCCGATGGTGATCAGCGACGACGTTTTGCGGCGCGCGAGCAACCCCGGCTTGGGCGCGAGGCGCTGAAGTTGAAACCCTCTCAAATCCGGACGATGGTCCTTGAGACGCTGCTCGAGGTCGAGCGCGCCAAGGTTCAGAAGCCGAAGCGGAAGAAGAAGGCGAAGGCGGCAAGGAAACCCGCGGCCGCGAAGGCGCTCGACATCCCGGCGTTCCTGCCAAAGATCAGCGATGACGCGCTGTTGCGCGCGGGCGCCGCGCCGGCAAAGGCGAAGGCCAACCCGTTCAAGGTTGCCGTGCCGCCGCCGGGCGTGCTGCCTGATGGCGTCGAGCCGCCGAGCATGGCGCAGGACAGCGCCTTCGGAGGCGCGCTCGGTTGGGCGGGCAGCTTCGCCGGCCAGGTCTTTGCCGAGGGCCTCGAATTCCTCGGCTATCCGTACCTCGCCGAGCTGGCGCAGCGTCCGGAATATCGCGTCATCACCGACACCATCGCGACCGAGATGACCCGGAAATGGGTCAAGTTTCAGGCCGTCGGCGAGGACGACAAGACCGCGCAAATCAAGGCGATCGAGGACGAATTCACGCGCCTCGGCGTCAAGGAAGCGTTCAAGAAGGCGGCGGAGAACGACGGCTTCTTTGGCCGGGCCCATTTATATCTCGACACCGGTCAGACCGATGATCGCGATGAGTTGCGGTTGTCGATCGGCAACGGTACGAACGAGATGAGCAAGAAAAAGGTCGGCAAAGGCATGCTGAAGCGCCTTCGCGTGATCGAGCCGGTTTGGACCTATCCGTCGAGTTACAATGCCACCGATCCGCTCAAGCCCGACTGGTACAAGCCATTGTCCTGGTTTGTGCAGGGCAAGGAGGTGCATTCGACGCGCCTCTTGACCTTCATCGGCCGCGAGGTGCCCGACCTTCTGAAGCCGGCGTATTCGTTCGGCGGCTTGTCCATGTCGCAGATGGTCAAGCCCTATGTCGATAATTGGTTGCGCGTGCGGCAGTCGGTCTCCGACCTGATCAGCACGTTTTCGACCAGCGGCATCAAGACCGACATGGCGCAGATGCTTGCGGCCGGCGGCGAGCAGCTGTTCAAGCGCCTGGTGTTGTTCAACAGCAACCGGGACAACCAAGGCCTGATGGTCCTGAACAAGGACACGGAGGAATATTTCAACGTCTCGACACCGCTCACCACGCTTGACCAGCTGCAGGCGCAAGCGCAGGAGCACATGGCGAGCGTGAGCCGCATCCCGCTGGTGAAGCTGCTCGGCATTTCGCCGGCAGGCCTCAACGCGTCATCCGAGGGCGAAATCGAGACCTTCGACGATTCGATCAACGCCTATCAGGAGGCGTTCTTCCGGCCGAACCTGACGAAGGTCCTGCATTTTGTGGAGCTGCACCTTTGGGGCGTTGTGGATCCGGCAATTACGTTCGCATTCGTTCCGCTGACCGATCTCACGCCAAAGGAGAAGGCCGAAGTTGAAAAGCTCGAGGCGGAGACCGATGATATCCGGATCAATGGCGGCGTGCTCGCCCCCGAGGAAACCCGCAAGAGCATCGCCAACAATCCGGACTCGCGTTATCCCGGTATCGATCCCGACGCAGTCCCGAACCTGCTCGAGGAGGAGGAAGAAGGGCTCGAGCCGAAGGGCGCGGCCGCCAGCATCTCAGAGCGAGTGGAGGACGATCGCGACCAAAATGAGAATGTCGAACCCGCGCGGAAAGCCGCATAACGCCGATGCTCAGGAGGTGGGAGTTCTCTAGCCCGCGGACTTGGAAGTTTGCGGGAGGGGCGGCTTGCGTTCAGGAAGTTTCTTCTTCGGTGGTGCTGGCAGCAAACCTTCCCTGATCGCCTGCTTCCGAGCAAGCTTACGGGCCCTGCGGATGGCTTCCGACTTCTCGCGCGTCTTTCTCTCCGAAGGCTTCTCATAAGCGCGACGCTGCTTTATCTCCCGGAAAACGCCTTCGCGCTGCATCTTCTTTTTCAGAACACGAAGCGCCTGCTCGACATTGTTATCGCGGACAAGGACCTGCATTAAAGCTCCTCGCTTGGCTGCGAAATGGGGCGATCCTGCACGCAGCCAATTGCGCAGGAGTTCGTTGCGAATGGGAGAATGAGAGCGACCGCGCACTTCTTTGCCGGCCTCGAACGAGCAGTTTTGCTCGTCACGGCGATGCGGTCCAGTGGAGGCGACGTGACCACTCCCGCGAGGACAAGTCAAACGATAAGGCCTTCGCGCGCCGAAGTCCCGTTCGGAACGGCGCTCCAATCGGCGAGCTGAAACAAATTGGCCGCCTACCTTGTAAAAATTGCGAATGTTGTGTATAGAGACTTTATTCGAGTAGCCGCTGTGCCTTGTTGAACGCGCCCGCGGGGCTCCTTTTCCAAAGACATCGATGAAGTTGAAATCACCGCGCGATTGTCGCGCGGAACGCGCTTGCGCGCTTTGGAGAAGAAAATGACGACAGGTACCGTTAAGTGGTTCAACGGCCAAAAAGGGCTTTGGATTCA